ATATTTAGAGGATTTTTTTCAGGCATGTTTACTACCGATATCCGCAAGTGCAGCAGTTTTTTCTTTGCTGCCTAAAGATGATCCAAAAAAGTAATTGTACACCTGCTCAGTCTTCGAACTGATTTGCCCCAGAACGAAACCAAGAATAGTACTGTCCAAGCTCACCTTACCCATCAAAACAAAGCTCATGGTGGCAAAGAAGCCTGCAACAGTAAGCCCCGCCAAAATAGGGACGATGATTGATTTGTTGCTGCTTTGCATCAGTCGCGCCGAATTGCGATCGTCATTGCCAAGCTTGACCAGATCCACGTTGAGCTTCTTCATTTGCACAGCAAAATCTTGATCGGCAAGTTTTAATTTCAGAAGATCTTCAGGTGTTGCATGCTGCATGGCCTCGGCAAATTGCTGCTCTTCATTGCCTGCATCTGCTTCAATACCAAGCGCACTTAAACCAGCTTTGACAGCCATGCCCATCACCGGTGTACCAAAAGCACTGGCAAGCGTGGGCGCAACCGTGGCGATAAGGCTTTTAAGATTGAAGCTCATCTTAAGCTTCGATGAACTCAGCAACACGATTCATCCAGCCTGCGGCAAAGACCGCTTGCGAAGGATCACGTGTGATAAGTCTTCCATAAAATTGAATGCGTTCAGCTAAGACCTTGCGAAATAAAAGCTCGGCATTGCTTTTGTTCACTTGTTCGAGGGTCTTGGGGCCGCATGCACCATCCACATATACAGCAGCGGCACGTTGTAAAAACTTGGCTGCACGAGAAACGCCGTGGTTCACACCACAATCCACCACAAGCTTTCTCAATTTTTCATCATGAATGCGGTGAAAGTTTGGTCTTTCTAAATATTCAGAGACATAAATTTTACGCGCTTCATCTTCTGAAAGATCACGCACATCTTGAATGCTTGCAGGGACATGACGATATGCAGCCAGTGAAGCTTGCGTGATGCCAAAGTTGGTTGGCCCACCACGATCATCGTTGTGGTTCACAAAACCACCTTCACGCCGAAGAATATCAGAGATTATATCTCTCATGACTCGCCAGCCAAAACAAGACGTGCTTCAGAAATCGCAGTGATAACACCCGCACGACTCATTTTCAGATTGGATTTTTCAGCTTCTTCAAGAATATCCAGCTCTTTCAATGAAAGCCCTGGCAAGGCTTTGGTGACTTCAGGCACCGTGCCAAAAAGGATATCCAACAAAGGATCGTTGGGATTTTCAGGTTGCTCTTTTTCTTTTTTACCATCACGCAAATAAGCTGGAAGCGTTGCTCTTTCAAAATGACGGGTTTCGCCAGGTTGCAAACGCTTTCCCAAGACATACGTGGGTTCATTGGTGTGATTCGTAATAGGGACTTGATCCGACATCGTCATACTCTCCGGTGGTGATACATAAGAGAGAGAGCCCGCAGACCCTCAATCATGTGATTAGCGTGCGACTCGACCTGTAGCTGAATAGAAGCCCACGGATGTGTACGCACGTTTCAAAGGATCAGGCGTTTTAACGACAATGAATTGATCACCATAGCTGGCTTTTTCACCGGTGAATTTGCCCGATGCATCCCGTTGGTTTTCAAGTTGATTCATGGACCACAACTTAGAGAGGCTGAACTTGGTGGAGCCTTTCTCACCCAACACAATGCGTTGATCACCAATGGCAATGCCTGGTGCTGCGGCGCGATAAGCGGATACCGCTTTGATTCGACCCAGATCACCATTGGCTGCCAAATCCGTGCCAGGGCGAGCAAAGTTTGCACCAAACGTCAGTGCCTGCTCAATCTGCGTCATCGATGTGCCAGACATGGATGAGAAGTTGCATTTGTGGAAACGATCATCTTGAATCACATCGCGACGACCTGCGAAAACAGTCAAAAAGGTATCCCAGAAATCCGATTGCTTCACGCCACCAAGATCCGTATTGAAACGGGCGACATTGCTCACCGCTGAATAATTAACCACAAGCGAATTAAGCGCAGGGGCTTGCGGAACACCCAATGCATTCACGACTGTGATCTCACCCAGATTATAATCCAGTGAATAATAGTTTCCTGCCAATTGCGCACCCGTGCCATCAAACTCAGTGATGAGCGCGGCTGCCAAGGTCACGGTGATTGGATTGAGTGTGTTGCCGACTTGATTGCCTTTAAGATCAAAATCCATGCGTGGGCGAACAACCGGCCATTGAGCCAGTGGGAAGGTGGTTTTAGCACCATCAAGACCGGCAACCGTTTCACCCACCACTGCAACAGCGGCAAATTCATCGGCGGCATTTAATAGCTCATTGTGCAGCAGCATATCGGTATCTTCAGCAATAATACGAGAGGCATTGGCGCGATTTTCAATCACTGCATCCCAGTTGATTTTTCCAGCGGTCATCAGATAACGAAGTTCATCTGAGATCATAAAACCCAATTTCTGAGGAACAGGGCGGGCTTCGCATGTGGTTTGAATCACACCAGCATTGGGAATGCCTTGCCCTTGATAGCGGCGAATATCGCGGCGACCTGCTGCCGAAATATCACGATACGAATATGGAATCTCAACCACCGATGCAAAAGGAACGGTGCCTTGCATCACATCCACAAGCTGCGTGCCTGTCATTTGATATAGTGCTTCACGGATCACAGAACGCTCGAATGAAACAGGTAAGGCAACATCTGAAACAGAGCCAGCACCAGCGGCCAGTTGACGAGACTCAGCCATCAGAGCCACAGCGTTGCTGCGATCAAATGTCGCCAACACTTTTTCAGCCAAGGCTTTGTTTTTTGCTGTTAACACACCACCCGTGGTTTCAAAACGATCGGCATCCGCCAAGGATTTGATACCAAGCCGTTGATCCGTGTGCTCAGACAGTGTTTTAAGATCACCCGAAGTACCCACTTCGATATGAGTAGAACCTTGAACTGGAAAACCCATGGCACCCAGATGACGTGAAACAGCGGTGGCATTGGCCTGTTTGATCTGCAATTGAGCAAGACCAATGATTTGCCCATCGGACAGATCAGCCGTGATAAGATCACGCACCGACTCACACAGTTCTTTCTGTGTTGCTGCATCCAAGCCTTCAGCTTTAGCCACAGTATCCGCGAATAATGTCACCTTGGCTTCGCGATCTTCAGCGAGCTTGATGGTTTTAGCATCTTTTGCAGCATCATGATCTGCCAAAAGCTTTGTGACTGCGGCAGCATCCAAACCCGTACCGCCTGCAATGGAAAGCGTGATGGGTGCAGATGGATTGATTTTTAATTGTTCGGCAATCTCTTTGCCTGCGTCTTCAAATTGTTGAGAAAGTGACAGTGCAAACGCTTCTTCGGGTGATTCGCCGAGTGAAAGCGTGAAGGTGTTGCTTAATGTTGTGATTGAGGCTTCGGTTAAACCTTGGCTTTTCCACGTGGCGAGTAATTTTTTCAAGTGTTTGTTCATGAGATGGTTTGCCTCCGCAGCAAGTGTTTTGATAAGTTCTGGATGGATATAAACGGGATGATCACTGTCATTTTCAGATAGCTGGACCGAATCAAGGCCTTTGATCACAGGTCGAACGGTCAGCGCAGCACCAAGCAACACTGCCCCATGCTCATTGCCTGCTTCGTTGTCTTTGTATTTTTCGTTAAATTCGGCGGATAGATAAACCATCTTGCGCTTGGTGATGGCTTCAATGCCGAGGGGTGACCATTCCACCAGCGCACGCAGGAGATGGCCTTCAACAGATAGCTCCATCACTTCACCAGCCGCGCCATCTTGTGGCTTGTGGTTTAGATCAATGAATATTTTCTGGCCATAGGTGTTTTTATGAAAGTTGGAAACCATGCTTAGAAAGATGTCGCGGTTGATTTCAAAGCGACCATAACGTGGGTCAGTGAAGGAACCCGTTCTGCAAAGCGTGACCCAAGTCTGAGGTTTATCATCATCATCCAGTGACACAATGTTGCCCGACAATAGACGAACCGCCGTTGGGTCGGAAGATTTAGAAAGTTGGAATGTGCGGCAAGGAGAACGCTTCATAAGCGAACCATGCGAGAAAATGCGGGTCAAAAAAGAGCACTAAGTTGACCCCATAAAAAAAAGCCACCCGAAGGCAGCTTATTTTAAGATCTATTTTTTAGTTTTTGAGCTGGCAAAAGGATGTGTAAATGTTATGCCTGCCCCAGTTTTTGCTCAAACTTTAGGCATGAGATTTGTTTATTTCTTCTTTTGCTTCAATCAAGGCTTGAGCATATTTACCGAGGATTTCCATCCCCATAGCGGACAAGCCGCTAAGAATAAAAATAAGAAAGCGTGCAAAAATTTCAAAATGAATAAATGGCGTATAGGTGATGAAACCAAAAGCCAGTGCTGAGTAAAGATCATGTCTAATTCTTTCAATATCAGCATGCTTGGTTACAGGGATTGTATTAGCACGTTTATTCATGCATTCATAACGCTTCAACTCGCGTATAAACCGACGTAAATTAAAAATAACTGTTTTATGATTTTTATAAGCACCAATGGTTCGACTTGTTACATGAATAATTTGACGCAAAGCATGGTATTCACTCTTTTGCATGTTGGAAACTTTCTCTTCATCCATCAAAAGAGTCATAGCTTCGCGGCGAAGATCACAAAGACGAAACAGCACAACATCATGGCGTCTCATAGTCCAAAGACGGTTGATGAAACCAAAACAAAAAAGCAACCCACCGATCATCACTACTTCAAACATGTCAGTTCTCCTTTATTCCTTCTTTTTTCCATCATAGCCAAAATGCCTGTCCATCAATGTTGTAAAACGGTCGCGATATTCATGATTTTCTGCTGCGAGTTTATCAATTTGATCTTGCCGATCACTCAAGCGGCCTTCATAGAGCTTATATATCCAATACTGAGCCCTAAAAAATACGACTGTGACCATGGCAGGTATCCAGCCAATTTGTTTGGCAAGGTCAGTAAATGCAGATATATCCAAAAAGAGTTACCTCAGTTTTCCCGAGCTTCAGAATATATTAACATGTTTAGCTCCTGTGGATGCCATAGCCTATCCATAGCCTAGCGCTACCCTAGCCCTGTGCCGCAATATACCACTTTAAGTATGACTTGCAGTAAAACGGGGTCAGGCTTTCACAGAAAACGGGGTCAGGCTTTCACAGAAAACGGGGTCAGGCTTTCAACAGAAAACGCAAAAACGGGGTCAGGCTTTCATAGTTTGACAAAAATGGGGTCAGGCTTTCATAGTTTGATATTCTTACTCTCACTCTCTCACAAACGGGGTCAGGCTTTCATAGTTTGATATTCTAAAAATGGGGTCACAAAAATGGGGTCAGGCTTTCATAGTTTGACAAAAATGGGGTCAGGCTTTCATAGTTTGATATTCTTACTCTCACTCTCTCAGACAAAAATGGGGTCAGGCTTTCATAGTTTGATATTCTTACTCTCACTCTCTCATGATTACCAAGTTATGAAAGCCTGACCCTATTTCCTGAAAGCCTGACCCTATTTCTCATGAAAGCCTGACCCTATTTCTCAGTTTTTGACCTCAGTTTTTTTTGAAAGCCTGACCCCAGTTTTTTTCTGACCCCAGTTTTTCGTTCCCATCGTCCTCAATGGAACGTATATGCATTCCAACGCTGGAGCGTAGGAACGAGAGAAAATATCCTACTTAAACCAAAGTATCTTCTGGGATCGCTTCTTCAACATAAGGTTTTCCTGATTCAATGGCTTCTAGAATTCGGTCAGATAAAGGCACATTATCCCAGCGGCTTGCACCTGTAATCACAGGCTCAACACCAAAGACATCGATATGCTCTTGCACAATTTCCTGATATGTCATTTTATCACCTCTGAATCCCTTCTTTTATAATGGAAACGAATGATTTTGTCAAGTTGGGAAACAACTCTTCTGCCAGCGGCCAATGCTTGGTACCACGCAAATAAAACAGGTTGGCAAAATTCTCTTTATGTCTGTTTCCCCTTTTTTTGTAGTAGGCCTTACCATGGCCATAACCACCATGGCTGGCTTGAAATAAACCAGCGGTTAGCGAATCAATCATATCGGAAATACCGGATAATCCAATATCATTTATTTCAGCACGTCTGATGACTCGCCCTGACCTGAGTGTTTTATCTTTTGTAGTGTAAAGCCTGTCATGCAAATTCTGCATTGCAGTGAACTTTGTTTGGCTACTCTTTAGCCCCAGCAGCTTTTTATCTTCATTATAAGCATGTAAAAATCTACGATCCATTTCTGACATGCTATAAAATCCTCCGTGCTGATGCGCACTCAGTTCATAGTCGATATGGTGTCCATATTCATGTCTTGTCACATCACCACCATCGGCCAATGGATTTGAAACAAGTAATTTATCAGAACGTCTATAAAAGCCTTTATCAGCCAAACGCTGCATCATCTCGGGCTTTGGTAATTTATGAATCAAAGCCAAGTGATCATCATGCAATGATGCCAAAGCATGTTCAAGATCCGCTCTTTCTCCAATGATCTTAACGCCTGACAGAATGCTTACGTCATCTTTCTTTTTCAGTTTCTCTTTTACATTCACGCCTTTGCGTTCAAGGCGTTTTTTGACCACATGCCAAGGCGTTGCGATGGATGATTCAGGGATGTGACCATCATCAAAGGCTGCGCGTTTTTTCTGACCGCCCAAGATGGATGTACGCAAAGAAGCGGGTTGTTTTTTAATGAAATCAACTCTTGTTTCTTTGCCTTGGCGATCTTCATCGGTGACTTCATCTGCAAACACAACTTCGGTGAATGAAATGGTGTTCGGGTGGGCTGGCCATGGGTTTTTACCATCGGGATACACCCCTTTGCCCAAGCCATAACGATTCACGCTCGCATGCATATCACAGATATCTGCATGGCGATGGTTCGGTGATAACAAAAAGCGGAGACCAATCACATTGCTATTGCTAAATGCGGCGGCCTGAAATGACTCACCATGTGCGCGGTTAATCTCAGTGCGAAACAATCGCATGGCATTGTTGCGCGGCGAGCCTGGACCATGCAATAATGCCTTGCCTGCTTCACGCCCAATGCGATCAGCATCGGCTTTCTTCATTTTTTCTAAAAGTTTGGCGGGAACATGTTCCCCTCGTTGTAAAAAATCATCAGCGGCTTGCGATGCAGATTTCCCTTGAATCACAGCCTGTTGAATCGCCGACTCAACCACATCACGGGCATGGCGATCAATGCGCCAAATCCGATCGGAAAGCTGAAGCCCATCAGCGGCCATGAATGACATCACATATGTGACCGCAGCCTGTTGGATTGAAAAAAGTGTTTCGGCAGGTGTGACCGATGAAAAAGCTGCGCTGCCAAGCGATGCTGCTGTGTGCAAACCTTGCTCAAGCAGATCACCACGCTGATTGGATAAGACATCAAGAACACCGTGAACCTGATCAAGCAGGTTTTGCAGTACTTCAATGTTCACCGTGCCATTTTCGGACGCATGTTGCAGTAGGGTTTGCTTGATTTGATCGGATGCATGTTGATACATATTGGCAAGTTTAGCCTGACTTTCTTTATCCAAATCCGTTGTTTGAGCACGCGCCTTTTTGCTGGCTCGCTTGATGGTTGCTTTGATTGCGCTGTTGGCTTGTGGCATCAGCGAGCTGAAGAAATGGATGTTGCGCTTTCACCCTTCGGCGCATTGCCCGGGGTGATCGAAACACGGGGCGCTTTTGTGCCGGCTTGTGGGCGCAGGCTGTTTGCCTCATCAGGGTAAGGATCTTTTCGTTTGGCCTGTTGAAATAACATCGCACGCACGTTGGCTGGATCATTTCCCAGCCTGCGCCAGATCAAATCTTGAGGCATACCAAGGGCTTGCCATTTTAGGCCAAGATCGGCGGCTTGATTCGCTGTTTCTGTGCGGCGTTCTGCAAAAGAAACGGTGAATTTATGATCAAGCGGATTGATGCCGGAAAGAAGCAAATCAAGATTAAAACCCTGCTGATAAACCCATGCCAAAGCATCCTGAAGTGCATCAATCTCTTCAAAATAATCCTTTTTAAGATCCTCAAGAATATCCCGAGATAAACCTTCTATGTAACCAAACAGCCCTTTGGGCGCTGGCGCACCTGCAAAGAATGTATCCAACAAATACGAAACATCCGCAATCTGATCGAGATTCGTATCGCCTTGGACGGCTGTTACCGTTCCCTTTTTATTGAGGAAAAAATCAGTGGTGATCGAACCCTGATCACCTTCGACTTGAGCACGATAAGCCTCAATCGTCGAATCATCGGCACCTTCAAGCACATGTGCCATACGCAGCGGCGCACGAACACGGCGACGAAGCACAAGATCCTCTTCGGTCATGGTCAGCTTTTTCCAGACCTCTCGATTCGCATCAAGATAAGGTCGCCCCATGCATCCTTGATCATCAAAGTTATCTGGATCCATGCGGCCAAGGGTGAGCTGATAGACTGCAAACTCGGCCAGTATTTGGCCGCTATACATTTCAATTTGACGATAGGCCTTGGTCACAGATTCAAAGCGACCATTGACCCCGACAATCGGGATAATCGTTTCCGATGGCATACGGATACCGCCCACAATACGACCTTCAGCAGACACCACCCATTGATAAGGAAGATTCCCCTCCATAAACAAGCCCTTGGCATCGGATTGCAATTTAAGCGGGTTATCAAGGCCGACCTTTCGTTGAAACTCATCCCACACACGCAAGACCTTCTCATTTGTCTTGCTCATGCTCAGGATTAAACCACCCTTGATGGCTTTGCGCGCAGTTTTGCCATGAATGTTTTTGACGCGACCGTCTTTATGGTCCATCTCACGAATATCAAGAATCGCTGCCCGAAGATCAGGATCTGCCCACATTTGGTTATAAATATGACGAAGTGAGTTTTCAGGCGTGGGTCTGTGGCCTATTTCGGAATCATTCTGAGGGGGCTTGAGTGCTTGGGAAACCATCGCATCACTTTTCTTTGAGAATGGGTTTAATGCAGACAGCCATGACAATTTAAATAGCATGATAATTACCTTCGAGTCATTGCCAGCATGTCTTCACGGCTTTGCTGGCGCATTTGAATGATTGGAGCAATTTGCACAGCCCCACGATTAAGAAGTCCCCAAGTGGAGCCCATTTTGGCATCAAAAAGATCATCACCCAGTTTTGGGTTGGCCATCTTGTAGCTTGAGTAACTGGTTTTGGTTGGCAGTGCCTGGATGTTTGTGAGCTGGCGAGTGAGAAGGCGCAAATCTTCAACTTCAAGATCATCGTCATCATCATAATACGCGATCACAGCATGTTTGTTGTTGAATGTGCTGCGCACAGCTTGCGCCATTTGATGCTTAACCATGCCTTCAAAACGAACAGGGGCAAAAGCCCATTCAGGCCACGTCGAGGCTGTACTTTGCCCGTCACCAATCGCTCGGCGATCAATGCTTGTGAGTCCCTCAAGAAACAGCTCATCATTTAAAACAGTCAGCATACCAATGCCATACGCATCACCATGAGCCATGTCTGGCTTGAAATAACGCCAGTAACTCTTCAAATCTTCTTTGATGATCAGCTCATCTGTGCCTGCTGGCCATGTTTTGGCAAAAATGGTGCAGGTATGGGCGCCAATTTGCTCATCCACAACAAATGCACTTTTGGAAGCCGTTGCACTTTCACCATGGCCTGAATGGTCATAACCAAAGGAAATCAGGCCGCGCTTTTTATACGTTTCGCCGGGGATCGGTGAGGCAGGATATATTTTTGCAGCCAGCCCCATGTGTCGAGCTGCTTGCGCCCATGATTCCCAGATAAGATTTCGTGATGAAATATTGATGCAAAGCAACTGCCGAATAAACTCATCTTCGGGCAATTGATTGCGCATCATCTCAATAAATTTACCATCAATGATGCCCAGTTCAATACCATTGACGACATGCACAATGGGGAGCGGGTAATCATAACTTTTAACTTCAATGTTCTCGGGTTTTAAATAACCACCGTTGATAAGGTGCTGAATCTCTCTGCGGGCCGCATCACCATGCAGACAGCCGATGGCGTGGTACTTTCCCATATCAAGCAAGCCTGTGAGCGTGTCGGCACCTTTAAACACACCTGTGATGCGCACTTGCGGTTTGTTCTCACTGCTTTTTGATGCACCAAGTCGGCGGCTCGACCCCATCATCAATAAAAACCGCGAGGAAAGACGATCCCACGGCATATCATCGACTTCCTCAAGGCTTGCCATGGTTAAATCACCACCATCCACTTGAGACATGATGCCATAAGCGCCAGCACTGGAGCGGTTCGAAAATTGATAATGGGTATCAGCCAATTGCTTTCTGCCGGACTTGTAATCGATAAAGCTTTCCAGCATCGGTGAGCGGCGAATGGCATCGGTATGGTATTTTAGATTGGCCAGACTTTGCTTTTCACGCGGGGCAACAATGCCGAGCTCTTGATCGGGTTTTGTGGCAATCATTTCAAGATTGTACATCTCTTTGACGGCTGTTTTCCCACCACGGCGAGAAGCAAAGTCGATGGTGTTGTCATGGTTATCCATCTCATTCATCTTGAGGATCTGGACAGGATCAAGCTCGGTATTGTGTACATATTTATGCCATGAGGCGTGATCACCTGCGTAAAGCATGATCTCTTTTTCAGCCACGCTTTGGCGCGCGACTCGGACAGCTGCCGAAACCCGTTCAGCCATTGGATTCTGGAGTAATATCAATAATTTTGTTGGATCGGTTGATCATCTGCATCAAGCCATCCATTTGCTTACTGCTCTTATCTTGGAATTCGCGCATTTCCTGAGCTGAAAGTCCTGCGTCTTTATCACTCTCATCAACAAACGATTCCTGTTGGCGGGTGGTCATATTTTCAGATGTGAGCGTCATGCCATTTTTTGCAACCAAATCGCCCAAGGTTTTGAGTAAGGGATGCGCTGTGGTTTTCTCAATTAGGATGGTTTCGCCTGTGCTTGGATGTGTTCCGTATGCGAAACAAAACGTGCCTTCTTTGTCGTAATACCATTCGGGCGTTTTGAGACTCACACCCTCTTGGATGATGGATAAAACAATATCATCAATAATGGCGGAGATGTTGGCATGCAGGGTGGCACGCAATCCCGACAACATCGAAGGGTCTCGGGTTTCAAAGGCAATATGATGGCGTAAATACAATTCAGTGCGTTTTTGGCATGCAGGTTGTGATCCGCAACCGTCGAAAAACTCACAACCCTGGCATGCGGCATATTTGCCAGGCTTGGCTGGAAAAAAGGTAGCTACCTTGGCGCTTATGCCAGTTTTCAGCGCATTAAAACGGGTTCTCAGTGCTTCTTCGGGGGTTGGATGACCTTCAATATTCTTTGTGACAGCTGCTTTTCCCTCGGCTGTTTTGGGCCCTGTTGCACGTGATCGTGCCTTGTAAAGCGAGATTTCCCATGCCGCTTGTGAGGCATATTCACCACATTCACACACAGCCTGATAAGACCAAGGGTGCCAAGGGCGGCTGCTTTCATCTTCAATTTTATCGGGCTTTGCATCAAAATTGCGGCCGCAGCTGCAGCGAAATGCAACGTTATCAAAAGGATCACTCGATATTTTACCCATGCGGCTAAGGTACAAATTCATTCTGGTCAAAAAAGAGCACTAAGTTGTCACCCGTTTATTTTGAGCATCAATGATTCGGCAAATCTGTTTTCTCTTTAGTCCACAATTGAGTTCATTTTTGAGCCTTTCCATAATCTCATCCGTGCTTTTATTTTCACGGCTCATGGTCGCAATGAATCGGTTCCGTTGGATTTTATCGAGCTTCCGGCTGTGTGGAATAAATATTCTCACCATGCTAGAATAAGGGTTATGGTCAAATCCACTCACCATTCGCCACATCATGATGAAATTATCGTAACCAATCGCGTCAGCTATCGCAATCCACTGCCACGAAATGCCTTCCTCTCGAAGCTCTTCAATGCGTGGATCACGCAGTTTTTCGCCTAAAGGCAAAGTTTGAGTTTTATTGCAGTTATCTAAGTACCCAACTCCCTGTGCGGCTGGATGGGTTTGTCTATGCCGAGCCCCCACCCCCTTTGGATGTGTGTTTTCTGGGGTTGTTCGGTCTGATTTGCTGTCTGTCACCTTCATTCCTTGGTTCTTACTGCGCTTTACTCTCATGTCTATGACCTCAGCCTCCTTATATAGCCCCATTCTTATCTTGCCTTACTGCGCTTTATTGAAGTAAGCGCAATAAGAGTTCTAAGAAGCGTTTTGAGTTAGTCCGTTTTTTTGGTGATTTCTGAAGGCATGCAACATCGCCTCGAAAAGGCAGTGCCTACGTGCTTTCAGGATTACCCTCACTTCATGGTCTCTTAGTTCTAAGCAGTGCTTGCAGTGTATCATTTGGCTTTACCTCTCAATCGTTCGCTCAGCTCTCGTGCAGGTGAATACATCTTGGCCAGTGGCGATGATGATCCTGTTGCTTTGGCGAGCTTACGTGTTGCCAGGTGCGAATAGATTTCAGTGGTCTTGGCATCGGCATGACCCAAGAGCGACTGTCTGATGAGCAAATCGACATCATCCTCCGCCAACTCAGCTCCGAACAGGTGGCGCAACGCATGGGCATGAAGTTCTTCCTCAGGGATCCCGGCCATCATTCCGTACTTTTTAATCATCTGATCGATAGCTCGGGAGGATATCCGCCGCGCTTCCCCGAAATACTCATGCGCTGGCAGCATTTGGTTCTGCATTGAGACAAACAGCACTCGATCACTGTCAGGCAACGTCCGATCAATTGTTTCCAGTGTCTCATGGCCAAGGTATGCACGCAGCATCCACATCGTGTCAGGATGGGCAGGCACAAGCCGCTGCTTATGCCCCTTTTCCGTGAGTCGAACGGTGAGAGAAAGCTCACCGTCCTTATCCTGCCAGATGAGATCCCGCTCATTGAGTGCGACAACCCCGGCGATACGCGGCCCTGATCCGATCATGAGTGACAAAATCGTCGCATCACGAACCCCAGCGAACGTTGACAAATCAGGCTGCATCAACAGTCGTTCTGCATTGGCAAGCTGCATGGCCACAGGGAGTTTCCGCCCGACTTTGGGGTATGGAATCAGCTGAGCTGGCGAACAATCAATGATTTTCTCCAACTCCAGCCACTGATAAAACCCCCGAACCGCTGAAACCAAAGGCTTTCGTGCCGATGGCGACAGCTTCAGCTCCTTATGGGCATACATGCCAACAAATTCCTCAAGTTGCTGACGGCTTGCCTGCTCAATCCGCGTATTTCCCAACCACATTTCGAGCTTCAGCAGCATCTTGCGGTACTTATCCACCGTTGAAACTGCACGGTTTCCGAGTGTCTCTTTTCGGATCAGGAAGCGATCAACCAGATCACTCATGAGATGACGCTTAACCCAAGGACGCGATCAGCATTCACTGCATTCATCCCCCCTACACGCCCTCCTTCCTCAACAGCCAAGGCTTTCGATTTGTCGCCAAAATAGTCAATGCTGTAAAAGCATTTTTCCTTTTCTGACGCTTCATTTTGTTCAAAAATACCAACCAATCTTGGGGCGTATGGCATGCCTGGCTTAAATGTTGCAAAGGCTGTGATGAAGTCCCGCTTTTGTTGCTGGCACTTGAAAACATCCTCCTGGTAAAGCCCAACATTTGTCCACGAACCAAACGCAATCATCACAGCATGATGGACCGCAGCATTATCAAACACAGCCGAGTTATAAACATTGATTCCATCCATCACTTGGGCAAAAACTACGGCGGCATCAGCTTTCCGATCATCATCCGTACCTTGTATTTTTGCGATGATGTCTGCTGGTTTAGGTTGGAACTGTCCTCGCTCTGGGCAAGTGATGTGCGCCTGCAATGCTGAACTCAGCACATCAAGGCTATGTTTTTCAAAACAATCACACCAAAGCTTGATTGCCGATGTTGATAATGTTTTCCCATACAACTCAAAGGCATCTTTGAGCATGCCAACAAACTGCTTCTGCTCGTTCAGGTTCATGCTACAACCTCCGCTTCAATCGCTTCTGCTTGTGCTCGGGCTTTTTCTTCTTCCTGCTCGGCTTCTTCAAACCATTGATCAAAGCCATTTTTAGCTGCATGACCTGTTTCCACTTGGTTTGGTTTTCCAACCTTTCGATTTTGATATGTTCCGTTCTCGATTTTCTCCAGAACCTTTGGAGCAGCAATCCACCCGAGGGACAATCCGTTGAATGTTTGACCATTTTTGTCCGTGATACGACCCGCTGCCCAGTCACTCGCTTCGATCGTCTTGAATACGCGTACCCAGTCATCACGCCTTAGCACCGATAGCAGATAGATCACTTTTGCTTGCAGCTTTTCGTTGGTTTCGATGTAGCCTTTTGAAACAGGTTTTGCACTGGGACAAAACTCGCGGTAATCAGCGATCAGCTGATCCAAAACTTTCTCATCGCAAAAATTTGCACTGATAGCTGATCTATCCGTATTCTGTTCACTCTTCTGTTCTATGCCCGTTAGTGAATCGCTAACCGTTGAAGTTAGTGAATCGCTAACCGTTAGTGAATCGCTAACCGTTAGTGAATCACTAACCGTTTGACCTTTTGAAACCGTTAGTGAATCGCTAACCGTTTGACCTTTTGAAACCGTTAGTGAATCGCTAACCGTTTTAGCCTCTAAAATAGGGGGTAAATTAGGCTCCAAATTAGCCTCTAAATCATCCCCAAAATTAGGCGTGATGATTTCATAACGACACGCTTGGCTTCGGCCACCTGTGCCGATTTTTCTAAGCCAACCAAGATCCTCCAATTTGCGTGTGGTTTGGCTAATGGTGACAGGCGAATAACCAATGCGTTCACACAGTGTTTCACGCGTTGGCCAGCTCAAATTGGTGTTTTTATTCCTGAATGAGAGCAAACCAAGCAAAACACGTGTTTGCATCAGTGTTAAGCGCCGATCTTCAATGATTTCAAGCGGTGCGATGATAAATTCTGGTTTAAATTTCTTGGTCATTGAGAACCCCCCTAAAACCTTGACATGGTCGATAGTTTCTCTTTATCGGATCCACTTAGGTGCCTGACCTTCTGAAAAAGAATCAGTTGAGGCGGGATGTGCGACTTGTGGCCGTGTTTTTGCAGTCTCTTGATAGCTAAGGACTCTTCTTCAACCGATATAGCCTTATACTCGCTGCATTCATCGCGAAATGGACATGATTGTGCCAAACACGCTTCAAGCGCAATCCGTCGCCCGTACTGTTTCGAGAATCGTGTGTTTTTCTTTTCGCACCACATCAGCACACCTCCCGCATCGCAGCTTCCACATCTTCTCGATCAACCATGGTGTAAGCTTCTGTGGATCGTGGGTCTGTATGCCCGAGAATCCCGCGAACAACGCCTCTGGGGTCGGCTGCTGTGCTATTTTGCATGATCCGCTTGGCCACGGTATGCCTGAACCAATGCGGCGACACATTGCCGATCAATCCAGCCGCTTCGCGCCAAAAAGCCATGCGTGATTGGAATGAGCGAATGCTCAGTGCATTTTTTTTCTTTGAGATAATCAGCGGCGCGTCCATCTGCTCGGCATATCCCATGGCCTTGCGAATGCGCAAGAGGTCACGCAACGCTTTTTCACAGTCCTTGGTGACAAAAATACGATGCGGCACCTTCTTTTTCTGAATCTCTTTCTCCAAATCAAGGTGGGCCGTTGCAATAGCACGTTTTGCATGGCCGCAGGTCAGCTGAGATAGCGCACCCACCCGCATGCCTGTATATCTCAACAATCTCATCCAGGCATCATCACGCGCAGCAAGATGCCCACTCACACTTCGAACCATTTTAAAAAGTTTCTTTTCTTCGGATTCCGTTAAATAGCGATCAAAAGCTCCGGTCATTCTCATGCTACCACCTCCTGCGCAGCGCATCCCTGCGCCTGCTGCAAGCCATCATCCAGCCGATAGCGTGCATTTTGAAAGTCATCGGCAATACACAGGAATTCAAGGTACAGATCGGGTTGTTCAATGCGCTTCAGGGCAACATCCATGCGCACCTGCAGGGCATCCAGATCTTTTGTGGCTTCACGAATATCAAGATTGATCATAACCCACCCCCCAATATCTTTTTAAGTTCACGATTGATGGCAGAAACATTGAAATAAAAGGCAATCTGCTCGTTGCTTTGTTGAAAAAACGGGGCCTTGCCCGAGCTTTTAAGAATGGAGTCCAAACGCACCTGAATCACTTCCAACGATTCACCACCTTTTGTTTTGGATAATTGAAGGGTTCTCATGATGCTTCTCTGTCGGATTTCATCGCTTTGTATTCAGCCATGATATCAATACCAGTGCTCATTTCGATATTGTTTAAAAGCGCTTGATGCTGAGCACTCATGCGTTTGATCGCATCAAGTGCCAACACGAGATTTTGACTATTTACAGCCAGTTCAAGGAATTGTTCTTGATTGATGATGAATTTATTTTGTAACCATGCAGCCGCATGCAACATCCGCACACTTTCACCCGATTGAATATGTGGAAACGGTGACTTTTTGTAACTTTTGCGCAGTTCGGTTTCCATCGCGCGGAAGGCGTTGATGTAGGACTCTTTGAATGCTGCTGCTTTGACACCAGTGAAACCCATGGCAAGGAATGTGAAGCCGTCTTGGGTGATTTCGTAGTAGGTGATTTCTTTGGTGCCACCGTTGTGTGTAGGGACTGTTTTTGCAACTCCTGAAAAGTTAGTAGTTGCGAATTCTGTTGAGCAAGAAAGGTTTTCTATCTTCTGCGTAACATTGTCGTGACGACGACCAAAGAATTCAGCCACGGCAAGAGACGTGGTGGTAAGTACATCGTTTTTAAGTTGGATTTGTGGTGTAGAGAGAGTGTGTGCGTTCATAGTGACGCTCCGAGTGTTGAATTCCAACCGTCAGAGCTTCCAAACACTGGCGGCAGGTTGAATGGGGTTGGAAGACTGCCACAACGGAAACAGCGAGCCGAAGCTCCCCCACCCAACCCACCACAGAGTGAACTGGATGAACGCGCATAAAAAAAGCCACCAAAAAACGAGGTGACTATGCGCACCATCATGAACAGGCTTCCAAACCCGATCACTGGTATCCCAGCGATAACCGAACCATAGACCCTCACTGCGCTTTCTGTCAAACGCTTTATATTTTCTCGTTCCCACGCTCCCGCGTGGTAATGCATAATTATGCTTGCTGTTTGTACCATATATGGTACACTGCGCCCATGAGTGAAGCCCCCATCCTTGACGTTGTTTTTTACCGTAGCGAGAACGGTAATGAGCCGGCACGAGATTGGCTGAAGTCGATGATTCAGGCTGATTGCAAAATCGTTGGTGGGGATATTCAGACAGTGCAATTTAAATGGCCGCTTGGCATGCCCCTGGTGCGCAAAATGGAGCGTGACTTGTGGGAAGTGCGATCCGATGTGACGGATGGCTGCATTGCGCGGGTATTTTTCACTGTGGATGCCGATGAAATGG